TAATTATAAGACTAGGTGATGGTAAGTCTAAGTATATGTTTTCAAAAGGCAAAACTTTAGAAGGATTTATGGGAACTCCTAAAGGAGCTGCTATAGCTGAAGCTCTATTTAATACTTCGGTTAAAAATATAGATTCGTATAACGGTAACATGATGGCTTTAACTAACACTCAATTAAGGCCATTACTTGAAGACGGAATTGTAACGGAAAAAGATATTAAAAACATTGGAGAAGACATGCAAGACATGTTTGATTTAATAGCTCCTAGTTATATTACTACTGAAGCTGTTCCATTAGAACTGTTTGTTATAGATAAATATTTTAACAACAAATAATGGCTAGATCAAAAAAAATATATTTTGAAGAAGAAAATCAAAAGGTAAGGTGGACACAATCTAGCTCAGATGGGTTTAAATATGATTATAAGTTTATTGGGGTTGCAAGTGAAGCTGAGTTTGATCTTTTAATGGAGCTGCTTTGGTTTATGTATGAAGATGGCGATATAACTTACAATCAATTTTTTGACACTTTTAGAGAGCTTAAAACATTTTGTGATGGGATTAAAGGTTTGGTCGACAAACAATAATTTTATTACTTAGCGACTTATTTATGAAATACAATAAGATTTTAAAACCTAAAAAGTTTGACAACTTTACTATTATACCTAGCTACATATTTAGGGACAAAGGTATTTCAGTTGGTGCTACTGGTTTGTATGCTTATTTATTTTCTCACACAGCTGAACAAGAAATAACAATACAATTTATTTGTGGGCATTTTAAAGAGGGCAGAGATGCAATAGCTGCCAAACTAAATGAGTTAATTAAACAAGGTTATTTAGAACGAATAAAAGTTACTTATAAGGGCAAATTTAAAGGGTATAATTATATTTTAAAAGCAAACCGAAGTCGGAAAAACCGAAATCGGAAAAAACCGAAGTCGGAAAATCCGACACAAAGTAATATTAATATATATAATGATAATAATATAAAGAGTAATATTACACAAACTGAGAAAATGCAAAATGCATTTCCTCATTTTGTTGCCTTATTTGATTCTAGGTATCATCCAAAAACTGATGCACAAATAAAAAAATGGAAAGTGTGTTTAGATAGGTGTGTTAGAATTGATAAGTATAGTTTAGATGAAATTTATTTGGCTGTAAAAAATGCTAGACAAAGTGATTTCTGGAAAAATAATTTTTTGACACTAACTAAAATTAGAAACCATGATAAAAATGGTATTATGTATATCCACAGATTTATCGAAAACAATAAAAAATACAATAAGCCAAAATGTTTCTATAAAATAAAAGGAATACAAGAATATAAATTATATAATGATCCTGATGGCTCTGAAAGATTAGGTGCTATAACTAAATATAATAAACTTAATGAATTTAATTTATCTCAATTTTTAAATAGAGATGAGATTGAAGAACTTAAAAAATTTATTAGATGATTATTGGAAAAGTTTACAGTTTAGATAAATACGAACAAGATATTGTAAAATTATCAGCTAAGCAAAGGCATAATAATAAAATTAAAACTGGTTGGGATGGATCTAAAACAGTAAATGAAAAATCTGAACTTGAATTAAATATAGTTGGGTTTGGTGGTGAGTTTATATTTTGTAGGGAAAACAATTTATATCCAGATTTTAAAATACATAATACTAGCAAAGTTTTAAAAACAGATGATTACGATGCAACCTGGTTAGGACATTCTGTTGATGTAAAAGTAAATAGAAAAGATCATCCACTTATGATACCAGAATATGCAAATACTGATTGTAAAATATTTGCTTTGTTTACTTGTAATTATCCAAACTATACTTTTGAGGGTTTTAGTTTAAACAATATTGTTTTTCAAGATTGTAATAAAAAAATGACTAGAGTTAAATCTTATGTTATTGAAAAAAATAACTTATTAAGTTATAAAGAATTAATTTTCTTATTGAATATTTAAAATAAATTTATATATTTAAAAAATATTTTTATTTATGAATCACTTTAATGACTTGTTGGCTTTAGGAATTAACCTAAAAAGATCTCAAGGATCTGTTAAAACCAAATGTCCAAAATGCTCACATACTAGAAAAAATAAAAATGATGATTGCCTTTCAGTAAATATTGATGAGGGGTTGTATAATTGTCATCATTGTGGATGGGGTGGCAATGTAGGTATAAAGTTTAAGAAAAAAGTTGAGTATGTTTTGCCACCTAAAGTCAATTCCAACATTGCCGACAGAGTAATTAAATGGTTTGGCAATAGAGGCATAACTGAGCCAACTCTAGTGCATTGGAAAATTGGTGAATCATTAGAATTTATGCCACAAGTTCAAGCCAAAAGAAGATGTATCAATTTTAATTATTACAGAAATAATGAAATTGTAAATGTAAAATATAGAGATGGGGAAAAGAATTTTAAATTAGTTTCTGGAGCTGAGCTTATATTTTATGGCATTGATAATATTAAAGAACTAGATAAATGCTATATAGTTGAAGGCGAAATGGATGCATTAAGTTTACATGAAGCTGGTTTGTATAGTGTATGTAGTGTTCCAAATGGTGCTAGTAAAGGATCACAAAAACTAGAATATTTAGATAATTGCTATCAATATTTTAAAGATAAAAAAGAGATAATACTTTGTACTGATAATGATGATGCTGGTTTGCAACTTAGAAATGAACTTGCTAGAAGATTTGGAAAGTATAGATGTAAATATGTTGAGTTTGGTGATTATAAAGATGCTAATGAGGTTTTAATAGAAAAAGGAGCTGAGACACTTAGAAACATTATAAAACAAGCTAAGGATTTTCCATTAGAAGGTGTACTTAATTTAGATAATATTTGGCAAGATGTTTTAAATTTTAATGAAAATGGCATAACTAATTATTCAATAGGTTTACCAGGATCTGATAATTATTTTAAATTAGCATTTGGGGAATGGAGTGTATTGTCGGGCATACCCAATTCGGGAAAATCTGACATTTTAGATCAAATACTTTGCAATGTTGCACTAGAACATGATTTTAGATGTGCAATGTTTTCACCTGAGAGTTTTCCTTATGAGGGACACATAAAAAGAATAGCTAATAAATTAAATCAAAAGAATTGCAGTAGTGAAGATTTAAACAATACTAAAGATTTTATTGAAGATCATTTTTTTTGGATTAAGATTGATTTAGAAAATTTAACTTTAAAAGGCATTTTAAATGCATTTAGGGAGCTTGTATTCCAAAAGGGAATTAATGTTTGTGTTATTGATCCCTGGAATATGCTTGATCATTCGGCCCAAAGAGATCATAGTTATATAGGCAAAATATTAAGTCAAATAACACAATTTTGTCAGCAAACCAATACTCATTTATTTTTAGTAGCACATCCAAGAAAAATTGAAAGTGAGGGTGGTGTTTATAAAAAACCAACATTATATGATATTTCTGGTAGTGCTGACTTTTTTAATAAAGCATATAATGGTTTAATTGCTTATAGATGCATTGGCCAAAAAACTAAATATAAAAGTGATGTTGTTAGGTTGCATGTTGAAAAGGTAAAAAGAAAAGAAAATGGCCAACTAGGTGATTTTGAGATAGCTCCAGATTTTGAAAATGGGGGTATCTATAAAGAGATATTTCAAGGCGAAAAGAAAATACAAGTAATAAAAGATAACGTTCCATTTTAACATAAAGTAACATAAAATAACATAAAATAACATGAATCAAAAAGAATTTGAAGAAACTAAAATTTATATTTTAGAAAAAGCATTTGAAATTATGAAAGCTAAACAACCAGAATACACAAACAAAAGTATTGATGTATTACACAACTTTAAATCAACTGCTGAAAGTATAGGTATAACTCCTATGGAAGTTTGGGCAGTATTTTTTAATAAGCATATACAAGCTATTTTAAGCCATGCTGGTGATCCACATATGCATCAAGCTGAGCCAATAGATAGTAGATATGCAGATGCTTTAAATTATTTATTTTTAGGGTTTGCAATGCTAGTTGAAGATTCAAGCAAAAAGGACATAATATCTGGCACAGAATGAAAATATATAATCAAGATTGTTTAGAAGCTATGAAAGATATGTCAGATAATCAATTTGACCTAGCTATCGTTGACCCTCCTTATAAAGAAGATGTTGGTGGTTTAAAAGCAGGTTTTAATAGAAAACATTTTAATTACGAAGCATTGACTAAACCTCCAACAGAAACATATATAAAACAACTTTTTAGAGTAAGTAAAAATCAGATTTTATGGGGGTTTAATTATTATTTAAAATTACTACCTAATACTGATA